CACAAACAGCTCCCGACTGTCATTGGGGATGACAATGTCATCACCAAAGACGGCTACCTCTCCCGCTAAGCGGTAGATGTTCCGTGGAGTAGGTCTTAGCTTGCGTGTCGTAACTACGCTCGCTAAGGCTACACACAGAAAACCTATCGACTCAACAGGAAAGGTACAGGCGTTTCCCATTGTGGAGAATTTCCTGAGTTCGGAGAACTCAGGGAGCTTTCTCGTCAAGTTTTGCTTGACCCAATGGGTACGAGATGCTCGTAGGGCCCGTAGCAATCCAGGGTTCCCCCTGAATAGCTGCCCTACGAAATGGCAGCTGACTCGATCGCTTGCGGCAGAAAGATCTACCGTAGCCAACGAGCCATCCATCGATCCACGTACACAAAGCAACTGGTTAAGAGTTTGATCGCCGAAGCGAACAAATTCATTAATCCAGGAAGCCTTAGTACGTCGCTTAAAGTAGCGCCAAATGCTCTGTTGGCACCACTGATGCGCGCTCGGCTCCGCGGCGATAAGCCTCGGTTTCGAGTAGGACTTCGGTACAGCCACCATTCTACTGTGACTTGGGATCCTTGCGGAACCCAGATCTTGTCGAATGGTGAATGAACTGCCTGCCCAACTGCTAAAGCTATGGAAACCATAGTCGGCAATTGGGAACTCGCTTTCCAGACGATCTGGCCAGTCCTTCCAACAGTACTTGTTGGAAGGTCCAGTGACCTCTGAAATAGCGCCTGGTCCGTGTCTGAAGCGCCAATCAGTCGGATCATAGGATCCGAGGGTAGCGCTAACGAAACTCGATATCGCATCGAGATTCGCCGAGAAGGTGGAAAAGGATCTACATTCACATGTAGAACCAGGCTCAGCTCTGGCGCCATAAAGGCTGGACTTACGGAACCCTCCGTAGGTCTGGTCGATTTGGTCATCAGTAACTGCTCCTTCCTGTGTCCAGATGCCTTCCGGCTCTGGCAAAGAATTATCCACCGAGAAGAACTCGAGAACTTCGTTCTCTATGTTCTCCTCGCTACAAGGGTAGGTTGCCTTCTTCGCAGCAAAAAGAATTTGCCGTAAGAAGAAGATGGCCTGCACATCGTAGTCCTCTCGCAGACGACCGCTCTCGCAGAAAACCAGTAGGTAGAGTCCCCGAAGAAACTTCGGAATCACTACCCTGTTAGAGTACCTCTTCGTCAGAGGTAGCCCAGACAGATTGTACTGGCCGGAGGCTAAACACCTATCGAGGTGTTTGCCAACAGCTGGGAGGTCTTCGAGATAAACTCGAATTCCTCTTCGCTCCACGAGAGCTAGGAGACGGGTGAGATCTTTCTCAAACTCCATCTCCAGCGTCGGGTACGCGTATCGGGCGTCTCGAAAGAGCGCCCCATACACGCTGCTCAATTCCCTAACATGGCTCTTAGACATAGCGGAGGTTAACCCTTCGTAAATGTCCCATGCCGTTAGGGGACCCTGTCTTCAACCAACTCGAAGTCTACCGAGCGGCTTCGCAGGGCAACGAGCCCTGGCCTCCAATAAGGGGGTTCTGCACGAGGTGCAGAGGCCTCATTGAGGAGGGCTAGCCACTCCTACGACTCCCAGTTGTGCACCTTCGCCGCATTGGCGTTGACAGACGCAATGAGCCAATCGCTCAAGCCGTCGACCAACACCAGGACGTTATCGCTGGGAACATGTTCCCAAACGATATAGACCTTGCGACGAATCTCCGCCGCGGATGACGTTGCAAAGACGATCTGCGTAACTTCAATGTTATGCCGATCGAACTTCTCAACGCCTTGAACGATGTTGGTCTGGCTATGCCGGACCTTCACCGTAACCTGGTGGATAGTGTCACGAAACCGGTACTCAGACGAGTACTGGTCCTGGTTGACCTTCACGCACGTCACAGTACCTGCGGCGAACGGAAGGACGAAAGTGTCTCCCAACATCGGGAATTCTCC